AATACGGGATGGGCATAATATTGCCCCCCCACTAGATGAAGGAAAAGTATCCGCTCCAATAAACACGCTTGAATAACTTCCGGTAAATCTTACCAAGTTGGCGGAAAGGAGCATGGCATTATTCCCAGAAACCGATTCCATACTTGAGGTGGAAATATTGAAACCGCCAATATTTCCACCTGTGGCAGTTATTGTCCCCGTGATATTCGCCTTCGTTGCGACAAGATTCCCTTCCTGATCCACTCGGAACGGAGCACTTCCCGGAACACCACCGCCAGCCCATATCCTTACAGGTGTCGTACCGGCTTCCTTGCTGCTTCCTCCTGTAAGACCGGCTACAATATTATTATTTGAATCCTTAATCAATAACTCATTGCCTTGGACAAAATCAAGACTGGCGTTCTTGGCAATAATAAGACTGGTATAGATAGGACCGACATTGCTTAATTCCGTCCAATAGGTGGTATTGGCATAGGTTATGGAAGATGACGATGTATGGGTCTTGATACACTTATAAACATCCCATCCGTCCACCGCACTATTGTTTCTCACCATTACGATATCAATATACCGCGTGCCACTTGTAAGGTCCTCGTCATTCCTGTACGTCACGCCGGACGCCCACTCGGAAGACCGTATAATGCAGCCCTGTATTCCTTGTACGCCCTGTTCACCGGGCTTCCCGTCTTTTCCATCCTCGCCATCCTTACCATCCGTTCCGTCTTTGCCCGGCTCACCTTTCTCTGCCCATACATCGTATTCGGCAGTGTTCACCTCACCCGTCAGCACATAGCCGCCATTATTGAAAGTAAACCGATTGCCGGCATTGTCCGTCCAACACCATAAGGGGGGATTGGTAGTGGATGCCTTGGCTACATAAGAGCCGCCGCCCATCGAAACGACACCCATTTTAGGAACAACCATTCCGGTCTTGAACTGCCCCATCTGGGTGTAACCGTCACCCTTGTCACCCTTGTTGCCCTTGAATTGCGACCACGTGTAGTCGGCAGGATTGCTGCTCTCCGTGGTGGTTTCCTTGTTTACCGCGATGCCTATATATTTGGTGTTGTCATTCGGCTGCTGGTACATTCCGCTTCCGTCCGCGTTGTCCGAGTAGGCTATCCATGTGTAATAGGTTTTCCCGTCGGCACCGACAGCACCCGGAACGCCCTGTTCTCCCTTTATGTCACTCCATTTGTAATCGGACGGATCGTCACTCTCCACAGCGGTTTCCTTGTTGTATGCCAATCCGATGTATGCTTTTCCTGTGGGATCATTGCTGATTCCGTTTCCCTGGGCGTCATCTGCATAGCGTATCCACGTGTAATAGGTCTTCCCATCCTTTCCCGGTGCACCGGGAACACCGTCGGTGCCATTGATCCCGTCCGTACCATCTCTTCCCGGTTCAGCCAACACATCATATTCAGCAGTATTCACCTCACCCGTCAGCACATATCCGCCATCGGCGAAGGTGAACCGGTTGCCGGCATTGTCCGTCCAACACCACAAGGGAGGATTGGTAGTGGATGCCTTGGCTACATAAGAGCCGCCACCCATCGAAACGACACCCATCTTGGGTACAACCATTCCGGTCTTGAACTGCCCCATCTGGGTGTAACCGTCACCCTTGTCACCCTTGCTACCTTTGGATGCGATCTCCTGCCAGTCAGCGTCCGTACCCGGCTCAGAGGACGAACCGTTCTTGTTCAGACACGCCCATGTGCTGCCGTTATACGTCACACTATCGTAGTAATCATAATGCCTGCCTGATTGCCATACACCCTCGTAGCTTAAGTCCATAGCCACTTCACCGTTGGGTTTGAGTCGTTCTATCGTTCCCCTTATGTATACTTTGTCTTGAAATGAAGAATAACCGTCCATCACCTGCCCGTTGACTGTAAGACCACTCAGGTTTCCGTTCTGATAAGCGATGTTCACATCCGGATCTATTACCCATGTGTTCACGTTGACCAATCTGCGCAAGTAAGATCTGTTCTCATAGGTAATGTCCTGTCTGTCCTTGTCAGTAAAGTTGCCGTATGCGAAGAAGTTCATACCCGGAAGAGGATGCACGCTTGTTCCTGCCTGAAGAGCGTATTCAAACTTCATGTTTCCTGCCTCATTCTCGATGATGTTTGTTGGAGTAAAATACGAGGTGGCGTACCCGGAATACTCCATGAATCCGTTAGGACCGTATTCATCCTTCGTATGGTTGCTGCCGGCTATGTTGTGAAGTATGCCACGGCAGATATCACTTACATGTAACGTTCCCCACTGCCCCTCAAGCAGTTCCAGCGTGGCTATTCGGTTTTCCGTGTCAACGGTCTTTATTCTTCCGTATGCGAACGAGTTCGCCTTGTCGCCGGATATCACATCGATGCAGTTGAACGTGATCTGCGGTACTATCAGCTCTTCACGGAACATCGCCTTGTCGGCTTCGACTATTGTCTTGCCGTTCTTGTCAAACCAGATGGCCGCACCGCTGCCTCCGATAAGACCTGTGACAAACTTGCCGACCCTCAGACCTTTGAGAAAGGTGATGATCTCGCTGGCGATATCCGCTATGTTCTTTCTCAGGAAGGTTCCTATAGCCCTCAGGGAGGAGAAAGCTGTATAGTCGCTCGGACTCTCCATATCGCCGGTCTTCAGCAAGCGGACATTGGCCTGCGCCATCTCCTGCGCCAGCGTGTATTCCAGATTGTTCAGCGTTGAGTCTACGGATGACTTCCATGAGGTGCTGACCGCCGACGAGCAGTCAATGGAAGCCTCGGAAAGATTGCCCAGCTTCCTCTCTATCCTTGTGATGCGGGTGTCAAGATACCCGGCCTCGAAATACTGCGCGTCCTCCAGTCTCACCCTTTGCCCGAGCGATAACGGCACACTGTTTTTATCCACATGGATGTAATCCGTGTCGCCGGAATAGATGGATATGTCCTTGCTGTATTCTGTCAGGAAGCTGTCAACCGCCTGCTTGTACTGTTCTTCCGCTATCGGGTAATACGCATCCGGCATGCGGATGTTTGTCAGGATATACGTGTCACCGACGTTCGGTATGATGTTGCCTCCCGGTATCTGGGTGTTCTCGTCCGGGTAGGTGTTGATGATCTCGAACTCCTGTGTGTCGTTATGCCAGTTGCACTCGAACTCCCTTCCGGACAGGTCGCCGCTTTCGAAGGTGATGTGTATCACCTCCTCACCGATCATGTATTCATCCGGATTGAAGGGGAGATCCTTGTCCTTGACATAATAGACGGTGTATTCCTCCCCGTCCGTATTGGTCTGCTCCTCGGACCTTACCGAGGATACCGTACCCAGACGGTGCGGGAATATATCCTCAAAGGCTGCTTCCTCGCGATGCTCCTTCAGTCCCAATTGAGTGTTCAGGTCGATATACTTGTCCCGTGACGGCAGTTGCAGATGGGTGTAGCCGTATTTTGACGGGTCAATATTTTTGGTTGAACCTACGGGGATCAGCCGTGTGAACCATTTGATCGAATTGGAGTTCTCATTCTGGGTCAGCCCCGTCTTCAATCCCTTCATATAGCCGAGCGTGACCCGTTCGCCGTGTTCGCATTTCCCTATGTTCAGGTATTCCCCGTCCAGCCACCACTCGGTTTCCCAGGCGCCGGCTATCTCGCCTGCCGCATCCCAGCAGAACAGGCCGTTGAAGTTGATGGTCTTCCGGTCACCGGTGACGGCCTGGCCTGCACGCCATGTCACACCGTCGGTGTTGCGGTTCATGTTCGCCACCAGCTTTTCCAGCATTTCCATCGGCGTGCCGTCATAGGCAAAGACGGACTCCAGGTCATCCTCCCCCTGGTTCAGACGGCAGAACAACAGGTCCTGCATGTCGTGCTCGCGGCCGTAGAAGCTGATATTGTAGGTGTATTTCTGTGTGTCGGTCTTTTTCGGGCGGTACTCCTTCTTTATGGAGAACCGCTTTCCTGATATCTCCACATAGTCGCCGACCGACAGGACGAAGAACTCCCAGGTGGTGAAGTTCACCGTCACCACGAATTCCGCCCCCACTTCCTCGGTCCACCGGGACGATGAATCGGGACTGACCTTCCTTTTCAGGGCTCCCTGCCTGTCGTAGATTTCAAGTTCCATTTACAATGTCTTTAAATCGTTTTTAATCACTGTTTGAAAAAGGTTTCGGCTCGCGCAGCGTGACCGTGAATCCGGCTATCTGCTGGCCGGTATTCCTGATTGTCGTGAACTGGCTGTACCGGGTATATTCCTTCAGGTAGACCTTCATCACCCGGCCTATCTCAGGAACCTCCAGCGTCAGCCATCCGGACTTCAGCAAGGCAAGCACGGCGTTGTAGTTCTTGAACCACCCGGTCCGTGTATCCGCAACCACCGCCATCTTCAGCGTGATGTCCCTCGCCTCGTAACGGGGAAGCAGGGTTTCGGGCAGCTCCTCGCCGTCAAGTTCCCGGTAACTGACGGAGGTATGCTCCTTCATCTTCGGCGGCTTCATCAGCGAGTCGTAATTGGTATGGTCCCCCGCGTTCTCCTCGTACAGGAAACATCCCAGGGACGCCATGTCCGTCCCGTTTATCTTCAGCAGTCCTTCCTCCACTTCCATAGTCCTATGTTTTCAGTTTCACACCGCGCCGGAGTTCCGCGATGTTCTCGTTTATCGTTTCGAGGTGTCTGAGGTACTCCGAATTCCCCGCAATTTTGCCCAGGGATGTCGCCATCCCTTCGAGATGCCTCGTAAGGTTGTTGTCAATGCTGATGACATGGTCAAGGGTCGCGTTGCCGATCCCCTCCAGCCTTCCGGCCGTCTCCTCGGTCATGGAGGTGACGGTTCCGGCCCGGCCGGACTGGGAAGAGCCCTCCGGCTGTTTGATATCGATCCCGGCATCCTTCAGGTAGCCTCCGACCAGGTCCATGATGTTCTGCAGCCCGGGTATGCTGTCCTGGTATTTGCCTACCAGCTCTTCCGTGCGTTCGGCCACCTTCCTCATCAGCTCCGCCTCGTCGATCTTTCCTTTGGCGTACTCCTCGTACAGGGCGGCAATGTCATCACCGAACGAGCCGACCACCTTGTCAAGCACGATGGTGCGCATCATGTCGGAAACAATGTCACGGAAGGTGTCCGAGGCATAGTCCTTGAAGCTGTCCAGCGCGTCCTTCCCGTTGTCGAACCAGTCCCACAGGCTGTCCACGAAGTTCTCCGTCAGCGGCTCGTACAGGGAGCTCACATACTCGTGCAGCTGTTCTATGTATTCGTCGTATTTTTCCCGGAGCTCTATAAGGGCCTCGAGCGTCTCCTTCGTCTGCCCGACAAGTTTGTCGCCATAGTTGTCAATAAGCGATTGTGCAAGTTCCTTGTTGATCAGCCCTTCATCGTCAAACAGCTCGCCTAACCCCTGGTTCCGTGCCCAGGTGACAAGGTCCTCGGTCTTCTGTGACTTCCCGCCGATACCGGTGCCAAGGAAACCGCTGCTTTTTTTCCGCGTCTCGATACGCAGGTTGTTGATAGCCGCCGTCTGGCCTTCCTTGTAATCCCCCTGGCCCCAGATGTCCCTCCATTCGTCCCACCATGCAAGGGCGGACAAATTGCCCATCACCCAGTTGAGCGCGCCCGTCAGCCATCCGCCCCCGCTCTCGTTGCGGTATATCGCCTGTGACTCCATGGCCTTGTCCGCGTAAGCCTTGGCCACTTCGTCATGCAATGCCCTGTAATCACGGAGATTCTTGAGGTTGTCGGCGGAGAACCAGTTGCTCTCGGCCTGCTGCGCCTCCAGGGCGGCGATGCGGTATTCGTTCACCGCATCGGTCAGGGCGTTTATCTCCTTGATCTTCTCGGCGTAGACCTCGTATTGCCTGAAGGCCCGGTTGTTCCCAAGCTCGCTTATCTTCTGGAACAGCTGTATCGCGGCGGATATGATGGTCAGGATGACCGACGCCTTCTCCACCGCCGAGATGGCATTCGCTCCGGTCTGCGCCACTTTGTCCAGCCCGTTGATGGTGGTGAGGGTGAACAGGGCGATATCTCCCATCAGGGTGACGATCTCCCCGGCCTGCCCTCCGATGGCGCCGCCCAGTTCTTCAACGGCACGCGCCAGCTCCCCGACGATGTCCGCCGCTTCCTTTTCGGCTTTCTCCACCCGGGAGGAGGACCTGGCCACCTTGTCCTGCGCCTTGTTGTACTTCTCCATCGCGGCGGCGGCCGTCAGATAGGTTTCCTCCATCTTCCCGGTCCTGTCATTGTATCTCACCCCCGTGGACACCCGTCCTCCGGCATTCACGGTCTCGAGGTTCCGCCGGGCCTCGGCAAGCTCGCGTTCGGCTTCGGCGAGCTCGCTCTTCCTGTCGGCAAGCGCCTGGAACGGGTTCCGGCTGTCCAGCTCGTCCATGATCTCCCGGATGGTCGTGGTATATTCCCGCAGTTCATCGGGGGAGAGCACCTGTGCGGCGGCCTGTTTGGCCTTCTCGAACTGTTCCAGCAGGGAGTTCAGGGTGCCTGTGGAAGTTTCCCTCAGGTTCTCGAAGGCGCGTATGTAATCGGGTGATTCCGTCAGCTGCTTGTAGTCCAGCTTGATGAGCTCCTTCCCCTTGTCCCTGGTCGCACGCGCGATCTGCAGGTCCAGGGATTCCGCTCCGGCGGCATCCCCTTCCGCTTCGGCCTTGCGGCGCTCCTCATAAAGCTGTCCGATCTTATGGTTGTATTCCTTGTCCAGGGCGGCCCGCTTCTCCTGGTAGGTGCCGTATTCCTTGTAATATTCCACCCATTCCCTCAGGTTCCTGTCGCGGAACTCCTTCTCGATGTCGTAGGATTCCTTCAGGTATCCCATGGTAGCCAGCGCCCGCTGTTGGGACGCGTTGTCCTTCACGGCCTGCCTTTCCTCGGGCGTGGACTTCACACCCCGTTTCTTTTCGGCCTCGTCCATTTTCTTGAGGGTGTCACGCTCCTCCTTGTCGATCTGCGCGAGCGACTCGTCAAGCTCCTGCCTTGCAAGGGCCTGGCGTTTCCTTACACCTTCCCGCATGACCGATATGCGTGCCGCCTCAAGTTTCTGCTGCGCCCTGATACGGGCGTCGGCGAGCTCGTCCTGATAATCCCGGGCCGATTTGCCCGTATCCTTGGTTTTCCTGCCGTTGTCTTCCTTTATGCCTGCCGATTTAAGCCTCTCCTTCCATTCCTTTGTCCTTGCAAGGAACAGGTCCATATAGGATTTGGCCGTATCCTCCGCCGCCTTCTGTTCCTCTTCCAGGGCGGAGATAGCATTTTTGCTGAGCTGTTCGGCCGTGGGAGTGTCCGCCTGACGGGTATAAGTGGCTGATCCGGACGCGGAAGAGAAGAAATTGGCCCTGAACTTGTCCCAGAAAGTCGGGCCCTTCTTCCGCCTTTCCTCTATCTCGTTCTGTTTTTTCAAGGCCTTCTCCGTCTGCTCCGTGGCCAGCTTGAACGCTGCGGCCGCCTCTGCCCTGAGGATCATCGCACCGATGAACACGTCCGTATTGTCCACCAGCAGGTTCTCGGCGTCATTCACGTTGCCCACCTCAACACCGAGTTTCCCGAACTCCTTCTTGTTTTCGGTGATGAACTGTTTCTTATCCGCCATGTTGTCTCCCAGTTCCTTCCATCTTTCGGACAAGGACCTGACGATAGTGACCTGTTCCGCCACATCGCTGCTGCTGTTCCTGAAGGATTCATTCACCTTTTCCTGGGCTTTCGCTGCGGACAGGGCGGCATCCTTCACGCCGAACAGGCTCTTCACCCATCCGCCGATCTCCTTCCCGTATACGACGGACAGGGTGATCAGGGCGGCCAGCGCCGTCTGCCACGAGAACAGTGAGGAGAGCACCTGCTTCCACACCGGGGTAGCTTTCTTTCCGGCATCGGTCAGCGCCTCATACTCCTTGCGGGCTGATGCCAGGGCGTCGGTGAACATGGGAATGTTGTTGGAAATGGCAAGGAAGAACATCTGGGGACCCATTGCCAGCGAGGGGAGCTCCCGGGCGATCTGCTGCATGCTCATCCTCACATTATTGAGTTTCGGGGCGGGATCATCTTTCATGAGAGGGGTGGATCCTGTCTTTTTCTTCTGCTCCTCCAGCCCCAGCAGTTCTGTCTTCAACTGTCTGACAACTCCCTGCAGCGCCTGGATATCCGCCATTTGGGCGTCGGTATTCGTACCTGCGGCCATGGCCTTCCTGTACTGTTTCTGCAGTTCCAGCAGTTCCTGTTCCAGCTGTGCGATGACCTGCTTCGCGTACAGGCCTATCCCGGAAAGGTTGCCCTCCACCGAGCGCATCCCCTTCAGGGTCTTGTCGTCAAGCAGTATCTCCAGTCTTACAGGTTCCATTCCTATCCTCCGAGTTTTGTTTGAAAATATTCAGTGGTGAATTTGTCCGGCCTACGTTTGCGCTCCCTTTCCAGGAGCTCCTCCTTGGTCACATACCGGCTGACATCCGTGTTCATCAGCATCAGCTCGGCGTAGCTGATCTTCCACAGGATGTGCCGTTTTGTACGGCCGAACCGTTCCATCGCCTGCGCGATGATTCCGAAAACGCTATGGGGGCCTTCCTGCCGGCCCGTTAACCCGTTTTTCTTTCCCGGCTTCCTATCGGCTCCAGCAGCCCCGCCGTCCTGGACGCCAACGGAATAGTATTGCAAAAAGGCTGTATGTCCATGCCCCTGAGCAGCTCGATGAGGGCGGCGGAGAGCATCGCCGGATGCACCCTCCATCTGAGGTACCATGCCACAGGGCCGGAGAACAGCATCCCCGAGAGCCATCCGGTGCATACGGCCAGCGCGACCATCCGGCTGACCGCCTTTCCCTTCTCCGCCACGAACCGCATCCTTTCCTCATAGTCCATCGCCTTGACATCCTCCGGGGTGACGCCGAGCTCCAGGTACCGCCTTGCTATGCGGATGACCGCCCCGGCGGGCGGACGTCGCATGACAAGGAAGGATTTCCCGGGGCGTTTCCTGAAAGGCCTGAGCGGCATCACCGGAATGCGGATGCCGATGTCAAGCAGCATGTCCGCCGCCCGACTTCGTGTGTCCTTCCCGTCCATCATGACTCGGGATATTCCGGTACACTGTCACCCGGGGCGAAGATCTTGTAGGGAGGCTTCTCCCCGGCATCCTGCATCTCCAGCTCGCACTCGATGCCCAGCACGTTGCTGAAGTTGATGCCGTTGGCAAAATTGCAGGTGAGCACCCCGTTGTAGATCCGGATCGTGTGGCCCGTCACGGTCTCGATGTCGAACACGCCCTGCACGTCCTTGTCCTCCGTCGGGGGCACGTAGATTCCGGTACTTTCCTTCGTCCCGCCCATCACCTGTATCATGTTGTCCGCGGACAGCTCGATGAGCGTGAACGTCCATGTCTTGGTTCCCGGTGTGGACTTGAGCACCGCGAACGGCGCGTTGCGTTTCTGCGCCGCCCAGATGCGGGTCTTGGAAGGCGAGTCGCCTCCGGGCTGCAGCCCGTCCTCGGATATCAGCCCGAGAGCCTGCCCGTTATATTTAAGAGCTTTCACGCCATAGATGGCGCCGGTATTCGTTTCTGCCATAATGATTCATGTTTTAATTGTTCCTTGATTTGTCTTTAAACCGCCGGAGCCCCCAGAAGAGAAGCAGGAGGACAAAACAGCACAACACCTTCGTCCTTGTCCGCTCCCAAAAAGAGGGAACCGGCTGTTTTTCCTCGGCCGTAGCCTCCTCTGACTCCAACTTCAGGTCCGAGGTCTCCCTTACGGTGATCTCCGGCCGGGCATGCGAGACGGCCGTGACGTTCACGCCGCCTTCCCCGTCCGATTCCACCCTCACCTCCAGCCCCTCATGCTGCTCCGTCACGCCCATGCCGGCCGGAAGGCCGCCTATCGTCCGGAGGAGCCCGGGTTTCAGTGCCAGGCTCGTCAGAGTCGTCGGGGCCTTGCCGAAGATTATTTCCCCGGTTACGCTCCTCTGAAGAGAGCCCGAGCGGACGGCTGTTCGGCTCTCCCTGTTTGCTGCGCATCCAGACAACAGCAGGACAGCGGTCAGCATACTTGCACTGGTAACATTTACGCAGCGCCTGTTCCAGAACGATAATTTTCTCATTGACTTTTCGTATTTGGTCGCTTAAATGTAAAGTCGTCTCGGAGAGGTCGTCATACAACTGCTTGTATGTGCCCTCGTTCTCCTTGACCGCACGGACCTTGACGAGCCTGCGGTCACGCCACCAGCCTATTGCCATGGCTATGCACCCTGTGGGGGCGAGCCACTGCTGGAGAAGTTCGAATACAGTGCCCCAGTCCATACGCATGTCATTTTTCAGATCATCTCCCAGCCGGCCTCTATGTCCGCCATGACGGCGGGCACGCCGTTTTCCACCCGGCTCATCGCGGCGGCCAGACGGCACATCGTCCCCTTGTCATCCACGTCAGGCTCGTAGGTAGTGGGAACCTGAAGCTCGCCGCATACACTTGAAAGGTAGGCGCGGGTGTCGTTCTCCGTGGACGGGGCGTAACGCCCGATCATAAGGGAGAGGGTCTTCAAACCGTGTTTCTTCCGGTAGTTCCTCAAGGTGATGAGCATGGCACGGTAGCCGTATCTCATGTCGGTGAACTGGAAGAACTCCTTGTCCGTCTGCACCGGGCGGAGACCCTTCCACCTGTCACCTGACAGGCGGAGGTTTCCGGGATTATTGTTTCGTAGTCCTCTTGGTGTCATGGTCATGGCTCGATTTCATCGGTTTCCGAATCCGTTTCTTCAGACGCGGCTTTCGCTGCCGCCACCGCTTCCCGTCTCACCTGGGCCCACCGTTTCTCGGCCGGAACTTCCTGGTCCTTTTTCTGGACAGTGGTACCGTCCCACGAATAGATGGCTCCGATCGCCTCCTGTTTCTTGGGAAGAACGATGTAGTAATGGCGGAAGTTGACCAGGCTTTCCTGGGTCTGCGGGCTGGTGGCCGCAGCCGAATAATACATCTTGGTCGAGCCCTGCGCACGGAACATGCGGGGGACATAGAACACGAAGGATCCTTTCAGGTCGGTTTCACCCGGAGTCTGGTTGTACGGAACCTTGACTCCCTCCTTGGTGTAATACGGACAGTTGATGAACGTGTATATCTGGAAACCGTACATGTTCAGGAGTTTGCCGCTGGTATAATTGTAAAACTTGTCCTTGAACGACTGGTCCTGTTCGAGCAGGTCGTTCACATGGTCCGGACACAGCACAAGACGGCGCCCGTCTTCCGGCACCTCGGCATTGTCCAGAGCGCGTTTCAAGGCGATGATATCCTTCAAGGTCAGTTTCTTCCGTCCTGTGGCGTCCGCCTCCCCGCTGGTGGGGATCACCGGAGTCTTGCCTGTATGGCTGTATGGAGCCAGGGCGTGCGCAGCCTTCTTGTAACGGATACGGTCGATGGCGTTCCTGTGACGCTCGACATCAAGCGAGAACTTGTCATAGGAAATTGCATAAAGCTGGTCATCCGTCACACGGGTGGCCTTTGTCTGGAATTTGTCCAGCCCGATGGGGATGTCATTCTCCTCCAGATTCTGTATGGGTATGGGATAGGTGGTGTTGTTCACCAGCACGTCCGGATCGGCGCCCACATCCACCAGGTGGATGATCTCGTTGTTCACTCTTGCGGAATAGTCCGGTATCCCGTCAAGGAACGACGCCGTCAGTCCCGCGCCGAGCTGTCTGACCAGCTCCCCCGTCCATACTTCGGTGTACACACCCTCCATGGCGGCACCGGCCGGCATGAATCCCTTAAGGAGCATCGGCACAACAATTCCCGAGGCCGCACCGTATGCGGGGCTGATCCCCACCATTGACGCAAGGATGACCCCCATTATGACATTGAAGGCCGTTCCGGTCAAAAATTTCAGAATAAATTTCTTTTTCATGATTCGCTTTTAATTTTTAGTTAATTAAATTCAGGACAGTCCACTCCGAACTGTTTCTTGTACAGGCGTCTGTACTGCTGCGGGTCATCGGAGCGCATCAGCTTGAGCTCCTCCTCCGGCACATCCGTCCATTTCTCGTAGCCTCCCGCATGTGCGGGCCCTCCGGATTTTCCGGCCAGTATGGCGGAAGGGCGCAGGGCGGGGTTCATCGCCTCGAAGGTCAGCTTGAGGGACTCCGCACCGACCGATTTTCCCAGGGAGATGAAATGATCCTTCCTGTCGGCGCTGATCTTTCCCTCCCCGATGGCGGAATCCACAAGGGCGGTTATACCCGAGAGCTTGAGTCCGTCAAGCTCTTTCTCCAGCTTCTCCTTCTCGGCCTGCAGCACTCCGTTCGCTCTTTGGTACTCCAGCAGGAGATTGATCTTTTTCTGCACGTCTGTCAGTGTCGCGGCATCCGTGAGGCCCAGCATCAGGGCGACTGCTTTCATTTCTTCATTGTTCATTTCAGGTGTAGTTTTTTGGTTATTGTTTTTTTTCAGGAGGGGAAGACTGTGCGAGCCGTCCCCCTTGCTGAGTTTCAACGGTTTCCCTTCATAAATCAGGCTGATATTGTCATCATTCCCCCCGATATCCACCATGCTGTATTCCACCAGTTTGGACCTGGTCACCGTGGGGCAGGTCTGCCCGGGTTTCAGGAGCGCCGGATCTTCGGAGAGTTCGAGTATGTCGAAATTGGGCGATCCCATGCGCAGCGTGCCTTTCTCCCATTGCTGTCTGGCCATCCTGCTCTCCTCCCGGACATCGTCAAACCAGGGCTCTCCGGTAATCTCGCCGTTCTCCCTTCTGATATCCTTCACCATTCCGATGACGCACCCTCTCTCGTGCATCCACAGCAATACAGGGTTCCGCTCGTACTGGGACAGGTCCACCCCGTCCGTCCTCACCCATGTTCCGTAACAGTTCAGCGTTTCGTTGCTTATTCTTATTCTTTTGCCCATTTCCGTCTGATTTTGCCGCAAACTTACATCTGGAGGGAAGGTGTTCAAAAAAAGTGTGCAACACTTTCAGCATTGTGTGCAACGCCCGCGCATTTTCTTGCCTTCGGGACGTTCCGCGGTGCATCTTTGCAGAAAAAAACAATTCATTATGGCAAGAACCGGACATAAGTCGAAAGATACCGCCAAGGCTTTGTACCTCAAGGGAATCCCGCAGGAAAGGATCATCGAGATGACGGGGATCGCCCGCCAGACGCTCAGCAGGTGGATCAGCCAGGAAGGATGGAGGGAGCTGAAAGCCTGTTACGGAATGACACGCGAGGAGGTCACGCAGAAGATCCTCTCCATCATCAACGACGCCATCGAGGACCCTGACGAGTATCTGAAGAAAAAGAAGATAGCCGACGACCTGGTCAAGCTGGCCGCCACCATCGAGAAGATGGACAGGAGCACCAATGTGGTGCATTATGTGGAGGCCTTCATCCGGTTCGAGGACTGGCTGATGGAACACCGGAAGGATTATCCGGAGCTTCCCGACAAGGTCGTGGCGATGCTCCACGGCCTGCATGATGATTTTCTAACCCCCTTTTTCACAAAGAAGCCATGACGGAACAGGAAAGGAAGGACGCGTACAAACGCTGGCTGCAGCAGAGCGAACGGCTGGCCAGGATCACATCGGAGGAACGTATGGAATCCCCCCAGGAGAGGAAACGCAACATCGCGCGGGCGCTCAGGGATTACGACTATTTCTGCCGGCGTTACCTTAGGCACTACTGCGAATGTCCCAATGCCGGGTTCCAGAACGATGCGGCCCGGTATATGTACAATAACGACAACTGCCGCGCCGTGTTCAAATGGCCGCGCGGCCATGCCAAGTCCGTACACCTTGACATTGGGATACCCTTGTGGCTGAAATTCAACGGCAAGCTGCATGTGATGGTGCTGGTCGGGAAAAGCGAGGACAATGCGGACGCCCTTCTGGGGGACCTGCAGATGGAGCTGCAGTCCAACCGGTACATCATCGAGGATTTCGGCGAACAGTACAATGCCGGATGCTGGCAGGAAGGGGAGTTCGTGACGAAGGACCGGTGCGCCTTCTTCAGCCGGGGACGGGGACAGTCGCCGCGAGGACTGCGTTTCCGGGAGATGCGTCCCGACTACATAGTGGTGGATGACCTTGACGATGACGAGATGTGCCGCAGCGAGGCCCGGGTACGCGAGATGACCAAGTGGATCAAGGAGGCGCTCTTCGGATGTTTCGGGGGAAAGGGAGGACGGTTTGTCATGGTGGGCAACCTGATCGGAAAGAACAGCGTGCTGCAGAAGATCATTGACAGCAGGACCGTGCACACCAACTCCGTCAACGCTTTCGACAGGGACGGGAACCCGTCATGGCCCGAGAGATACACGGCGGAATACCTCCACGGACTGGAGGAGTTCATGGGATACCGCTCCTTCCAGAAGGAATACATGAACAACCCCGTCACCGAAGGGGCGGTATTCCAGGAAAGATGGATAAGGTACAAGCCGATGCTCAGGCTGAAATACTACGAAAGCATCGTGGTATACGTCGACCCTTCGTGGAAGAGCGGCGGAAAGAACGACTACAAGGCGTGCAAGATGTGGGGGCGGCCCAAAAGGGGGCTGAAAACGGCATCGCACAGGGAACTGCACTGCATACGCGCGTTCTGCCGGCAGTGCGGCGTAGGCGAGATGGTACGCTGGCTCTATGACCTGTATGAATCCCTGCCGGAGGACTGCGCCGCCACCTTCTATATGGAGGCGAACTTCATGCAGGACACCATACTTGACGAGTTCCAGAGGGAGGGGGACATAAGGGGATACCAGCTTCCCGTCATGCCGGACACGCGCAAGAAACCCGACAAGTTCGCACGGATCGAGGCCATATCACCCTTGTGGGAAAGAGGGCTCGTCTGGTACAACATCAGGCTGAAGGACGACGCCGACATGCGGACATCCATTGACCAGACGCTCTCCTTCGAGCAGGGAAGCCGGGCGCATGACGACTCCCCGGACGCGGACGAGGGGGCGATATACAAATTGCAGAAACAGGTGCGCCAGGATACCATGCCGCCCCGTATCGGAATGAGGCAGGCGCCCAAGGAAGGATGGTGACAATTAAACAAAACATACCATTATGTATATAACGGAACAGGACTATATCAATATCGGGGAGGAAGCCCTGAAGATCGTGCAGCAGAGCAAGGAGGAGAACCGCCTGCTTGCCGAAAGGTTCGCCATGGATTTTGCCGCCGGATACTTGAGAGGACGGTACGACGTGGATGCCGCATTCTCCAGAGAGGGGGACGAAAGGAACATGGCGCTGGTGGGGTGCCTGACGGATATCGCGCTGTACAGGATGGCGCTGGGCCTGCCTGCCCGCATGAGCCTTGAGAAGTACAGCACGCAGTATGACAAACAGGTGGAATGGCTGGAGGCGGTGCAGGCGTCCGAAGTGATGCTTGACCTTCCTACCGTCACCGGGCCCGACGGACAGGAAGACTATTACAACCCGATCCGCACAGGTGAGGGGATCAGGAACAACTATATCTGGTAATTATGGGAAAAGGAAGAGACAAGGGGGTGCGCATCGGCAATATGGACCTTGCGCGCCGTGCGGACAGGAAAAAGGTCCGCGACATCACGGTCAGCCTCCAGCTGCAGACGGAGAACCTCACACGCAACGACCTGAGGTCATGGCGGCACGCATGGCAGCAGGCCATCAATGTGGAGCAGCCCAGGCGGAACCGGCTGTACAACATCTATACGGACGTGGATGTGGACGGGCACCTTGCCGGATGCGTGGAACAGCGTACCGGGTTCGTCATGAACAAGGGGTTCAGGATCGTCGACAGGTCAGGCGCCGAGAACGAGGATCTCAGGGAGCTGTTCGAGACACCGTGGTTCAAGCAGTGGATGCGGCTCAGCCTTGAGAGCATATATTACGGGAACTCCCTCATCGAGCTGGGACCCGTCATCACCGTGGAGGACAAGCCGGTGTTCAGCAGCGTCAGCCTGATACCGCGCACCCATGTCGTGCCTGAATACGGGGTGATCATCACCAGCGAGAACGACACATGGCAGTCGGGGTACGACTACCGCAGCGGTCCCGTGTCATGGTGGGTGACGGAAGCCGGAGGCACGCATGACCTGGGACTGTACCTCAAATGCGCCCTGCATACCATCCCGAAAAAGAACATGGCCAGCTTCTGGGACATGTTCGGGGAGATATTCGGCATCCCCTTGCGTATCGGAACGACCACCAGCCGTGACCCCAAGGAATTCGACAGGCTGGAAAGACTGCTCAGGAACATGGGGGCCGCGTCATACGGGCTGTTCCCGGAAGGGACGACCATCGACATCAAGGAATCCACACGGGGGGACGCGTACAATGTGTACGACAAGCGCATAGAACGCTGCAACAGCGAGATAAGCAAGGCGGTGCTCACACAGACCATGACCGTAGACAACGGGGCGTCGCTCTCACAGTCCAAGGTCCACGAGAACATGCTGGACAACCTGATCAACAAGGATGCCGACATGATAAGGGACCTGGTGAACTGGCAGCTGATCCCCCGCATGGTAAAACACGGGTTCCCGGTCAAGGGATACCGTTTTGACTGGGATGACAGCGTGACCTACACGCCCGAGCAGCAGGTGGCATACGAGTCCATGGTGATGAACCACTACGAGGTGGACCCCAAATATATCGTAGACAAGTACCAGATTCCCGTAATGACAAGAAAGGACAGGAAGGAGCAGCTGGTAAAACCTTTTTTCGACTAGGCCCCGCCGACTATGCGGGGCTGCATGAGAGGGCCGCGCTGCTGTACGGAAACAGCACGCTGGCCCTGGAAAAAGACGACAACGACACACGGCAGGCCGACACCTCGCAGGTGGAGGAGGCCTTCCTGCTGCTTATGGCATGGCTGTACAGACAGAAGGGGTTCAGCCCGGAGATGCTGGAGGACGAGGAGGTCAGGGAATTCATCAAGAAGACCGCCGCGCTGCTTGACAATGCCGTGGACCTTTCCGTCAGGGAAGTGCCGCTGGACGAGGTGAGCGTGCAAAGGCTGAAGGAGTCCGATTATGTCTTCAGCGGAATAAAGACCTTCCACGAGCTGAACGAGGCGTTTCCCTCCCTGCTCGATGAAGACGGAGGATTAAAACCGTTTGAACGGTTTTTAAACGACGTTCAGACAATCAACGACACCTATAACGGGGCCTATCTGAAAACAGAGTGGAACTTCGCCAGGTCATCGGCGCTGATGGCCGCGAAATGGAAGGATTTCGAGAAGGACGGGGAGGATTACAACCTGCAGTACCGTACCGCCGGCGACGAGAGGGTCCGCAAGGGCCACCGTCCACTGGACGGGATCACCCTTCCCCTCTCCAGCAGGTTCTGGGACTGGTATCTCCCGCCCAACGGGTTCGGATGCCGCTGCACGACAGAACAGGTCCGCAAAGGGAAATATCCGGAAAGCGACGAGAGGGAGGCCATGAACCTCGGATCGCAGGCCACATCGGGAAAGTACCAGGAGATGATGCGATTCAATCCGGGGAAACGGATGACCACATTCCCGGCATATAACCCGTACACCCGCAAGGACTGTGCGGACTGTGACGGCAAAGGGGACGGGAATGAACTGTGCAGGGCCTGCCGGATCATCCGGAAACAGGCCGGGAAAGGAGGCGGCAATGGCTGACAGCGGTTCCAAAAAGACCATGAGGGAGCTGCGGGGACGGATAAACCGGTTCATCCGCCTTACGCTGAATGACATCAGGGTGGAAGCGAAGGAGGAGTTCGACATGAACTTCAAGCGCGAGGCCTTCTTCACCGAGAAATGGAAAAGGCGAAAGGGTGACACGGACGAAACCAGAGGCCTGCTCGTACAGTCCGGGACCCTCAGACGCAGCATACGTTCCCAGATAATGGAAGGAGGCAAGGGGGTGGAGATCACCTCGTCCGTGCCGTATGCGAAGATACACAACGAGGGGGGAAGCATCACCGTCACCCGCAGGATGAAGGGATATTTCTGGATAAAGTACAGGCAGGCCGTGGGAGGTATAGCCCGGACAAAGGCCGGGAAGGCACGGAACAGCAGGAAAAACCGGCAGATATCCCGGGATGCGGAGTTCTACAAGGCCATGGCGCTGAAGAAGACAGGAAGCAGGATCATGATTCCCAGGCGTCAGTTCATCGGACGCCATCCGGATCTGGAGAAACTGCTGGATGAGATAGCCATGGAGAATTTGAAGAAAGTGTTCAACGATAACGATTAAAGTATGAGAAGTTTTTTCTATTTGCAGCTCCAGGAACGCCTGGAACAGCTGCCGGACAGGCAAGGGGTGCCGGCAGTCAGGACCTATGACCTGTGGAACGAGCAGGTCGACTTCATCGAGGAGGAGGAGCCTTTCGACATGCCCGCCGTGTTCCTTGAGTTCATGCCGTATAAATGGACGACGCTATCGGGTGCCGTACAGCAGGCGGCGGTTACAGTCAGGCTGCATGTCGTGACCCCCTGGAAAGGCTCGTCAAGGAAGGGAAGCCGATACCAGCAGCAGTCCCTGGAACGTTTCAGCCTGCTGGAGGAGATCAGCGCCTGCCTGCATGATTTCAAGGGGGACAACGGGAAGGTCAGCTTTGACATGTTCCGGCGTACCGCCAGCGACACAAACCATAATCATGCGGAGGTGGTGGAGGATGTGGAGGAATACACGTTCAGGGCGGTTGAGAGACTTTAGAAAAGTGTCATCTGCATCTCGCGCTGCCGGGCGATGACACGGTCGTCCGCGCTGGCCTTGATCATATTGTAGAAGGTACGTTCGCATATCCGGTATTTGGGCCAGATGTAACGGCGGAATATCTCACGGTTCGAAAGGCCGCTGCGGCTGTGCTCGTCATAAATGCGCACGACATCCGTAACACGGAACACATAACTTCTTCCCGGAGTGTTTATCCTGGATTTCCTCATACCCTGAAACATTTGAACAATTTGAAAAAACTTTTACCTGTATGACAAAGGTAGTGATTATGAAATAAATATGCAACAAAGGGAGGGTTAATAATAAAAAAGCCCTCAACGCTTCCGTTTTAGGTCCCCACCATAAAACATAAGAGATACACAGATACTCACACGCTGAGGGCTAAAGTCCTTGACGTGAATATCTGTGTATCTCTTTATAGTGGGGTGCACAAAAGTAATAATAAAAATTGGAAGTTTATGTGCAAGAGCGAAATTTTCTTCAACCTGCTCGTCCTGACCGAGCGTGAAACGGAAGTGCCGAGGGAACGTATACTGGGCGACTTCAGGGACATGGAGTCCACGGACGCCAGATATGTGCTTGTCAGGCTGCTCTCGGAAGCCGGCCTGTATCCCGACCAGATAGCGGGGATGACCAACCGCACGGCGCGGGGAGTACGGCGCCTGCTGGCGCGGAACATCACCTCGCCGATGATCGGAATATATCTGGAACAAATAAGGAAACACATCAGAACAGGACGCTCGACGGAGCGCGTGTAGTTGAGTATGTTTGCACCACGGTCGGATTAGTGACCGGAACTACAAAATACAAATACAACTATGAGTGAATCAAGAACTTTTGTGTTCCCCGAGAACGGGAACTCCGGAGGCGGCACCAACGGCATACTGGCCATGCTTCCGGCGCTTATGCAACAGCGCGGTGTGGATCCGAACATCCTGGCGCTGATGGGAAACGGCAACAACCGTAACGGCAACGGCTGGGGTGACGACCTGTTCGCCATCCTGCTTCTGTTCATCCTGATGGGATGGGGAGGCATGGGAGGTTTCGGCGGCGCCCGTGGCGGAATGATGGGCAACGGACAGGGCGGCGTGGTCCCCTTCGTGCAGAACGACGCGAACACCGCCGTGATCATGCAGGCCGTACAACGCAACGGATACGACATCCAAAGCCTGGCCACCGCATTGAACACCTCCTCGGACGCCGTACAGGCCGCCATAAACGGTCTTGGCATGCAGATATGCAACATCGGCAACCAGATGGGCATGAACACCAACCAGATCGTCACCGCGATCATGCAGGGCAACAACGCCATCCAGTCGCAGATCTGCCAGTGCTGCTGCCAGACAAACGAGAACATCACCAAAATGGGCTACGAGAACCAGCTGTCCGTATGCAACCAGACAAACGCACTGGTGAACACGGCCAACCAGAACACGCTCGCATTGCGTGACGCCGGTACGGCCAATACCAACGCCATCATCAGCAAGCTGGACGCCATGCAGAACCAGGCGCTGCTTGACAAGATCGACTCGTTGCGCGAAAAGAACAGCACGCTCGTCAACCAGCTCTCACAGGAGCACCAGAACGCGTATTTCGCACAGGTGTCCGCACAGACCATCGCGCCTGTCAACGCCGCGCTGGGTGATCTGAGTGCCCGTCTGGCGAAGATTGAGTGCAACCAGCCCGAAGTGGCCAAGGTGCCGTACAGCCCGGTTGTGGGAATCCCCACCTGTGTGGCGGCCCAATATGGTCTTGGATACGGCTTCAATCCTTACGCCGCCGGTAATGGCTTTTGGGGTTAATTGAGGAAGGAGGCTATTATGGCAGTATATCCTTTCCAATTTGTAAACCGCAGGGGTTCTGCGGCCATATCAACCTCGGGAGTAACGGTCAATACCGACAATGTGGTGTTCTCCTTTCCCAACCATGCCTTTGTGAACGCATGGTACAGGGGGACCATCTACATTGACCTGGCGCAGGCCGTCCCCACAGGGACAACCGGGACGCTGCCGGTCCTGTTCGAGACAAACGGGGTGACACAGGCCGTGACCAAGTACAACGGGGAAGCGCTGACGGCGGCCGACATCCCCGGTACGGGAGTGTTCGAGTTCTGGTTCGACAGGACGACAAACACCCTGCAGATAATGACCGGAGTAGTTTAAGAACAAGGAGGGAGGAATCCCTCCATTTAAAGAGAAACAATTATGCCTTTCCAGAATTTAAGAGTCAACAGCCAGTTTTACATACTCCATAAGGACGGGACGCCTTATGTGGAGGTCGGCGCCATTGCGGGAGTATCCAACCCGGTCCCAGACGGGACACAGCCGGTGATGTTCGGCCAGCCGATGAAGATGGTGGTGGACATCACCGTCAAGGTCGGCGAACAGACCGTCACGTTCCAGAAGATACCCGCGGGGGCGGACATCGCCGACGCGAATTTCCCCGGAGGCGGGAACATGGTCATATCCGGATCAAGGGAGTCGATGAACTCCGAGGTGGCGGCCATGAGGAACAGGTCCGCGGAGATACTCAGAAGCATAGACCACCACCGTGCCATAGTGGACGCCTGCGGCAAGATGATGGAGATACTGAATCCCGAGTTTGTCGAAAGGCAGAGACAGGAGGCGGAAAACAAGGCTCTCAGGGAGGAGATATCCGAGCTGAAGGCCATGATGGCCGAACTGCTTAAACCGGCGGAAAGGCCCAGTACGAACAATTCTAAAAAACAACAAGTATGATGATGATCGAGATAGAAGACAGCAAGGTCGAGAGAATGTCCGATTATGCCGAAAAAATGCTCAAGTATGGCGGCAAGCTCATGCAGTGCATTGAGGAACTCTCGGAAGGGAGCGGCATGGGACAGCGCGACGACGGCTACGATGACTATGACGAGTATGACGACATGGGACAACGTGGCGGTTATGGAAACCGTGGCGGATACGGCGGAGGATACGGGAACCGTTATGGCGGCGGCTCGATGGGCCAGCGCCGCGGAGTGCCCGGAACAGGACGCTATTCAAGATACCGTTAGTTTAACCCGCCGGGACGGAGGATTCCCCCGTCCCGGCTAACAAGAAGACTATGAACAGGACAAAGGAACCTCTGGACATATACGATGACCGGCCAAAGGAGCTGACGGCGTACCTCCGGCACAATGGCTGGCACTTCAACAAGAAGCTGTGCGACTTCGCCGTGTCGCTCATGCGCAGGATGAACCCGGCAACCGGAAAAAGCGAGAAGATCGAACCCATGACCAAGGACAAGGTGGACGAACTTCTGGCCAAGAACGGGATCAGGGTGGAGAACAACACATTATATGACTATGTATACGTGGCCAACCAGGCAAAAGCGGACTGTTTCAAGTCCTCCATCGCCGACGAGCCCCATCTGGCGCTTTACGTCAAGGATATCATAGATGACTATGACGCTCCGGAAGGCATGGTCATGTGCATGTGGTATGCGAAAATGACAAGGGCCGGGGAACCGGTGGAATGGGACGAGATGTTATGATCCGCCAGCGGTTTGACATAGAGGAATACGGCTGGAAGGTGGCGGTCTACTATGCCGTGGACTGTTACTACACCGACGAGATCATTGGCAGGCTCTATGACATAGGCTGCCGCGGGGATGATCTGGAAACGGCGTACAGGAACCTGTCCTCCGGCAAACCGGACACCGGACTCACCTATTCCAACTACGGCACAAGGCAGACGGTCATGGTGATAGGGATCACATCGTCACCCGCCGAGTTCCAGAACTCCTATGACCATGAGAGGAAGCACCTGGAAGCGCACATGGCAAAGGCACTGGGGATCGATCCGTGGGGCGAGGAGATATGCTACCTGTCCGGCAATATAGGACAGAAGATGTTCGACAAGGCCAGGTTGCTGCTGTGTGATTGTGAATGTTGTAAGAAACAGATAAAGGAACTTATATGAAAAAGAAAGAAATCAGGAAAGCGCTGGAAGGCGGCACGCCGTTCTCAAGCCTGTACTCCCTTCTCCCCTCCGGGCAGAAGGAGAAGTTCAAACAGTTCGCCGCGGCATTCGGATTCACGGAGCGGCAGGTCAGGGAAAGACTGCGGAAAGAAACACGATAGCTTCTCATTGACAACGGGCGCCCCCGCATATTATTGTATGCCGCAGGCGCCCGTTCTGTTTTTATCCTATAGTTAATCTTTCCTCAAACTCCGCAATGATACAGTCTGCGTCACCACCATGCACCCAGTTATCCAAAACAGAGGAAAGAACTTCGATGGCTTTCCGTTTTATTTCTTCCTCTGCCATTGCAAGAGCTTTAAGAGCATTTTCTTTTGCGATAACCGGGTAGTCGGGATTGACTACCACAAAACTCTCACTTTTAATATATTCTTTTGACTTGTTCATTATTTATCTTTTATAAATTCAAGTTTGTACCCTAAATACCCCGATTTACCTTCCGCATCCATAGCCCGTCCTGTCAAGTTACCATAAAGTTCATCCATGATAATGTAGAATATTACTTTGGGCAATGGCTTTTGCAGATATTCAATGTACACATTAAATAATTCATGCTTTGGAGTTACCGTTTCGATTTCTCTGAAACATTCGGTTATCGGACGGAAAGAAAATCCATTTTTCTTTGGGTTGGTCAATAGTTCCTTATAGGCAGCTACAAGACCAGGAGATAATTGTATTGTTTCACTCATTGCTGTTCAGTTATTAGTTAATTCTTTCAAGCCAATCGCTAACACATTTTTCCACTTCTACATAGCTAGTGAACGTTTTCTTTTCAACAGTTACACAATACCGCATTAATTCACCGCGAATTATTCCTGCATCATCCTTCCAAACATTTATGGCTCCATTATCTCCAGCAGCAGTACACGCATATCCCAGTTCAAGAGTTGGTTCAATATCACTTGTATCATTGATAAGATACGCATCAACCTTACGTCTTTTTACTCCTGGAAGCCCATCTAACTGATAGATAGGTTTCTCTTTCTTTATGACTATAATCTTATTCATTTCTAATCTGTTATTAATCGGTTTTTACTATTTTCCCATTATCCAATATCAAATATAACCGGCATTTATAGCTGACTGTATCCGCCCATTGGTGAGCATATTTCAAATACTGATGTAGCTTATACCTTCCGG